GCTTTTCTCGACATGGCCTATCTAGCCACACCTGTGCTAGGAGTCGGTTCTCGCATTACCGCCTTAGATCGTACTATTGATGCTATCACGTTGAAACCTCGAATCGACCTCCAAGATGTGTATACGCTTGATCCCACACTGACGTTGCGTCAGATAGAGTTAATCTCTTCGGGAACTTCAATGGACGATATCGCTCGTGGACTATTGCACCGGGACTGGCGTCGTCAATCCACCATTGTCTTGCTTCCTTCCCGTCGCTCTCTCCTTGAGTATTTACTGTCTAACCCTTCCTCTTGTCCAGATGGTTTAGATCGCTCTCGACTCAAAGGATTTCAAAAGCGACCAAATGATTTTCGTGTTCAGGATTTCTTTTCGCCATTGATTACGGACACTACGTCAATCGCTACCTACTCTCGATGGCTTAATGCTCATCCTACCGTGTACTCTACTACCCATAAAGTTGCCGGCGCCCGAGTGCGTCTCTTTGGACCCGCTAAATTGTACATCCTGTCGCCTGATGTTCTTCGTGAGTTATCCATTTTGAAATCCACTGATCGCATACTCGTTGTGCCCACAGCTCGTGTGTATGTTGGTTGTTTTCCCAGCGCTTCTACTAGTAATTGTGTACTCACTGCACGTGAGCGTTGGAATGCTCCTGACGTTCATCCAGTTGTCAAAGCAATTCAGTTAGCATACGATCATCAATATCGTGTCACCGCTCGCTATCTCTCTGATCCTCTTGTCTCAGCTCTCCTTCTTGGAACTCGGTCGGTCAAGACGTTGAAAGTACAGCCGATAGAAGCTCGAGCCGCACGATCAGTTGGCATCCGCGTACAAGCGATGACACCTCCCCGTGGCATTAACACCTCAATTATTCAAGTCGTTGATCTTAGGCTACAGTGTCGTCATTCCCTCATCCCCACTGAAAGGCCATTCCCGTTAACGTTTGTCGGCCTCCCATCGTGTTTGCTTCAACATTTGGATTTAACATTATCTGATGACTGGGTGCCCATTCGTGATCATACAGGTATGTTTGAGATGTGGTTTATGATTCTTACTCTCACTTGTGATAAAATTCTTGACGGACGGGGGAGCGCCGTTTTTCTCATTCCCAGCTCTACTAATGCACTGTCAATTAACTATGTACAGCTCACGTCGACCGCGTCTCCACGTCCCCAATCGTTGGCAGCTAACGCATCTGGACGGATAGATTCCATTGGACTGTGTATGCCCAAAGGATCTTTCAAGTCGACCATGATTAAATTTCTCACTGGACTAGAAATTTGCGGCACGCGAGTAATGTACCCGGACGTCGTGATGGACAGTGATGACGTGGGTGACGCTTTGGATCCTACTTTTGAAACTGCCCTATATGACGCATTGATAGCTCTTGACCCGCCCTTTGACGTTGACAAGTTAGCTAGTCCTACTGATTTAGTCAATCAGGAGTATGTTGCATCCCACATGTACCCGACGTTCTTGAGGCTTGTCAATGAGTTGCTGACTCCCAAAGCTTCAGAGTTATACTCGGAGCGTAGTGTCGAATTCCGATCTCTCACTTACGCGCATGCCGATTCTGAATTTCTTAACGCTTGCTGGACCGCTCGTTTGATGCGCTGCTTTATCAATTATCATGAGGAGCAGAATATCCTGCTTCGTCCTGGGCGCGTTGGTGGTGTACTATTCCAGGTTGCGCTGAGTCGCTGTTATAAGATGTTCGCTACTTCTACTCCTGCTTCCCCTCTGTCATTGTTCCTCAAGTCGTTGTTTGTCCCCTGGATTGAATCTGCCCCACTGTTAGCTAGTCTCACGCCAAACGAATCTTCTCGTGTGCTAGCATGGTATATCCCTTCCTCGTACTGGAGCGACAATGGCTGGTGCACTTGTGACACTCATCGTCACGTCACCTTTTCTTTCATTCGCGGTCTTCCTACTGACCTGTCGGTGTTAGATCTATTTGATTGGTCTCGCTTTCGTGCGACTATAAACGTAGACACATCTCTAGTGGAGTTGGGCGCTGATATCCGTGCAGTTAAAGTATCCGTTCATTGGACATCTCAGAAGCCCACTGTGGACGTTTTTGACAATCGTGCGCTTTTCACTCCCTTCCAGCACTACCATTTGAGTCTCCATTGTAACTGCGCGCCCGGTCGCCCGTTCTTTGCGAAGAACATGAAACTATATTTGTCGACGGTTGGAGGCGAGCACTGACGGGCCATGGGGCGGTGACACCCAGGGAGGGTATGCTGGTAACCCTGGGTTAGTCGTCTTGAGATACTCATC